CAGCGGGACCGCGACCGCCGGTGACAGCGGGACCGCGACCGCCGGTTACAGCGGGACCGCGACCGCCGGTGACAGAGGGACCGCGACCGCCGGTTACAGCGGGACCGCGACCGCCGGTGACAGCGGGACCGCGACCGCCGGTTACAGCGGGACCGCGACCGCCGGTGACAGCGGGACCGCGACCGCCGGTGACAGCGGGACCGCGACCGCCGGTGAGGGCGGAATGGTCGCCTTCAAGTGGTACGACGGCGACGCCTGGCGCATCGTCGTCGGCGCGGTCGGTCAGGACGGCATCGAGAAGGGCAAGCCCTACCACGTCGAGGGCGGCAAGATCGTCGCCGGCGAGCACCCCGGTGCAAAAGAGGACCGCCTCTACGCCGCCAAGCTCAGCGCGATGAAGCCGGGGGACCGGCCGTGAAGTTGTCCGTCATCAAGGCCGACATCACGACCCTGGTCGTCGATGCCATCGTGAACGCCGCCAACACCGAGCTGCTGCCTGGCGGCGGGGTGTGTGGACGGATCCATCACGCCGCCGGCCCCGAACTGGCCGAGGCGTGCGCCCTGGTCGGTCCCTGCGATACCGGCCGGTGCAAGATCACACCGGGCTACCGCCTGCCGGCGAAGCACGTCATCCACGCGGTTGGTCCGGTCTATCGGGCCGGCGATAGCTTCCGCATGACCACCCTGCTGGCGGGGGCCTATGCGTCCGCCCTGCACCTGGCCGACCAGATGGGCCTGCGATCCATCGCCTTCCCCTGCATCAGCACGGGGATCTACGGATACCCGGCTGACGAGGCCTGCCGCGTGGCGATAGGCACCGTCAAGTTCTTCAACGCCCACCACCTGACCGACTGCACCTTCTGCGTCTTCTCCGACGCCGACCTGGACCGCTACACCGCCGCACTGGAGCACGCATGAGCAACGACTACTTCGCCAAGCCCGGCACGTCCTTCCACCAGATGAAGGACTTCGCCACCGTCAGCCCGCGCTACTACTACCGGCGCCACATCGAGGGCACGCTGCCGGGCATCGACAAGGCGAGCCTGCGCACCGGCCGGCTGATCCACCTGGCGGTGCTGGAGCCGGACAAGTTCCGCGCCCTTCCGCTGTGCCCGGCCGAACACCTGACCGACAGCGGCAACCTGTCGACGAAGAAGGCCACCAAGGACTGGATCGCCGGCCTGGGCGGTCAGGACTTCATCACCGCCAACGAGGCGCAGCAGTTCACCGCCATCGCCATGGCTGTGGTCGGGAACCCCGACGCCCAGCGCATCCTCTGTCACCCGCAGGTGGCGTGTGAGGTCGAGCACTTCGGCGAGCGCGATGGCATCCAGATCAAGGGCAAGGCTGACATCGTCATTCCCGACCAGGTGTGGGACCTCAAGACCACCGACAGCCTGGACTCGATCATCCGCCAGTGCCGGGACTTCTGCTATCCCGAACAGGTCGCCTGGTATCAGGACCTGTTCGGCGTCACCGGCGGCGGGCTGATCGTGGTCGAGAAGGAAGAGCCGCATCGTGTCGCTGTCCTGGCCTTCGAGCCCGCCGTCATGTCCGCCTCGCGCAAGCGGGTCGGGGCGTGGTGGTCGCACTTCCTCGCCTGCCGCTCCTCGGGGGAGTGGCCCAACGATCCGACCGGCATCACGACCATCACCGCCGCGCAGCTCGCCGCCGCCTAACAGGAACTCCCGAGCACCGGCGCAAGCCGGCTCCTGATGGGGCGCGACACCCCACGCTCAAACCGCTGACGGGGGAGAAAGAACCCCACCTTCACCCGATCCCAGGAGGATCCCATGGCCATTCCCATCACCACCACCAAGCGGCCACTCCCGCCGCGCATCATGATCTTCGGCCCGGGCGGCATCGGCAAGACCACACTCGCCGCCTCCATCCCCGGCGTGGTCATCATGCCGGTCGAGGAAGGCGCCGACGCCATCGAGGTCGCCAAGACCCCGACCCCGACCACCTGGGAGGAGGCGCTGGCGCTGATCGACGCCCTGGCGCAGGACTCGCAGGGGTTCAAGGCGCTGGCGATCGATAGCGTCACCGCCCTTCAGGAACTGTGCTATCGTGCCGTCTGCGCCGAACAGAACGTCGCCTCGATCGAGGCCTACGGCGGCGGCTACGGCAAGGGCTACGTCCGCGCCGCCGAACTGTGGCGCGAGCTGCTGAACAAGCTGCTGGCCCTGCGCCAGCGCATGATCGTCGTGCTGATCGGCCACGCGGCGATCAAGAAGCATGAGGACCCCCGCACCCCGGCGTATGACCGCCTGGTGCCGCGTCTGCAGATCGACAGCAAGGGGTCGGGCATCGGCCCGATGACTGCGGAATGGTGCGACGTCGTCGCCTGCGCCGCCTACCAGGTCATCACCGACACCACCGACCAGGGCTTCAACAAGACGCGCACCACCGCCACCGGCGACGGCACGCGCATCCTGTACTGCCAGGAGCGGCCGGCCTTCCTGGCGAAGAACCGCTACGCCCTCCCGGTCGAACTGCCCTTCGCCTGGCCCGACCTGGTCGGCGGCATCCTCGCCAACCTCCGTTCTACCACCAAGCCCGCCACTGAGGCGGGGAAAGCAGCATAGCCATGACCATGGATTGGGGCCTGCCTCCGCAGGACACGCCGCCCGAAACCCCCGCCGTCCCGGCGACCGCCGAGACCCCGGCGCAGCCCATCACCCCCGCGCCACGCCGGGCCCAGGCGGTCACCCCGCTGGAGATCAACCCGGCGCGTCGTCGCCGCGACTCCGACCTGATCGTCGAGCCGGGCGACGACGTCCGCGCCATGGCCCGCCTGCTGGGCCAGGACATCACCGACTTCATCGCCATCGCCGTCGCCAACCACCTCGACCACCACCGCGCCAAGCTGCGCGCCTGACCGTCCATCCCCGCAACGTCAACCCAGGAACCATCCATGTCCTTCCTCGCAACCAACAACTTCGATGCCACCAAGATCGATCCCGCCGCCGGGCGCGATCCCGTTCCCGCCGCCACCTACAAGGTCCTCATCAAGACCGCCGCCGAGAAGCCGACCCAGAAAGCGGGCGGCTTGGGCCTCAACGTCGAGTACAAGATCGTCGACGAGTGCGCGGTGAAGGGCCGCAGCGTCTTCCAGTGGATCAACCTCAAGAACGCCAACCCCACGGCCGTCGAGATCGGCCAGCGCGAGCTGTCCAGCCTCTGCCGCGCCACCAACGTCCTGCGGCCGAAGTCGGCCGGCGAGTTCCTGAACAAGCTGGTCACCATCAAGGTCGGCGTCGAGAAGGATGCCCGTAACCCCGGCAAGCTGGTCAACGTCGTCGAGGAGATCGTCATCCCCGCCGGAACGCCCGCCGCGCAGGTGACCAGCCCCGCTCCGGTGCAGACCCAGGCACCGGCCCAGGCCCAGGCCGCGCCGGCGGCCACCGCTGCGGCCCCGGCCGGCACCGCCGCCGCTGCCGCCGCCCCCTCGACCACCCTGGCCGATGAGAGCGCGCCATGGGGCTGAGGATCGACGAGCGGGAGCTGCTGCTGCACAGCGGCGTGGGCGAGCAGATCGCCACGCTGCTGGGGCAGGCGATCGAGCAGCACAAGGACACCGGGCGCGGTGCTTCGGTCGTCCTCGCCATCACCGTCCGCACTGACGCCAAGACCGGCAAGACTCACGCCCGTGGTCAGGTCAAGGCGACCATCCCCGATGGGGACAACAACATGACGGTCACCAAGCTGCCCAGCCAGGGGCTGCTGACCATCAGCAACGATCACCCAGGCCAGCAGACGCTGAACGACCTGGCCAAGCCGACCCCGGCCAAGCGGCTGAAACAGGCGAAGGCGAGCATCAGGAAGGAGAAAAAGCCCAAGACGCTGTTCGATACGATGGACTGTGTCGAGGAGTGCGCGGTGGTCAGCAGCACCTGGAAGCGCATGCGCGAACTGCCCGGCTGCGCGCATCTGCCCGAGGTGAAATGCCGTATTCTGACGGCGCTGTACCACTACTGCCAGAACAAGAACCCCGGCGAGAAGGACCCGCAGCTATCGGTTATGCACCGGGCGGTCCTGGCCAAGCACATCGGTTGCCAGATCGATGTCCACGCCGGCCAGCTCGCCGCCATGGGCAAGATCGATCGGTGCGAGCAGGACTTCCAGATCGCGCAGGACACCTACTGCGCCATTGACGCCATCATACGCTCGATGGCTGCCGAGGCAGGCTGATCATGCACACCATCGAGTTGCCCTGGCCGCCATCGGTCAACAAGATGTACGAGAGCCGCGGATGGGGCGGCCAGCGGCGGCTCGCCACGGCGGCGGTGGCGTACCGCTCCGTCGTAGAGACCAGGTGCCGGGATGCCCGCCGGGCTGGATCTCTGCCCCGGACGCCGCTCGCCGGCCGGCTGCAGGTGACCATTCACTTCCATCCGCCCGACCAGGCGACCCGGGACCTGGACAACTTCAACAAGGCACCCCTCGACGCCCTGACCAAGTCGGGGGTATGGGGCGATGACGGGCTGATCGATCGCCTCATCATCGACCGCGCGGGGGTCCGGCCGGGCGGCGTGCTGGTGGTGGTCATCGAACCTCGGCCGATCCGCGAGACCGACCGCCTGCGTCCGCTGTTCCTCGACTACTGCGAGGGGAAGAAGCTACGCGACGTCTGCGCCTGGCACGCCCTGCCGCTCGCTGATGTCTCGGGGTGGCTGAAGAAGGGCTATGACCTGAGTGACGCCCTGTGCCAGCGCGTGCGCGGCGACATCGGGCTGGGGGCTCCATGAGCCTCTTTTTTGTCTCTATGTTCGATTCCACCACCACCCCGCCAATGGTCGCCAGCCGGACCAACAGTGCGTCAGGGGTGAATACCGATCAGGTGCATACCCCATGAGCCAGACCGTTGAATGTGAGATTGCGGACCACGAAATCATCGACTGCCTGCGCAGCGAGCCCGACCTGATCAACGAAGCCCTCGCGCGCCTGATGGAAGGCGGCGCGATCGGGACAAAGACCCGGACGATGTACGCCGAGGCGCTGCGCATCCTGGGCGGTAATCCGGACGAGGACGCGGCGGACCCAGCCGACTGGGCGCAGGCATTCTTCCGCATGGATAGCATCGACCGTGAACGCGCCCTGGCCGAGCTGGTGCGGGCGGTTCCGGGAGTCCGTCTGCCATGAGCATCAAACCAACGAATCCGATTAATGCGCTACGAGCTGCCCATCGCCTTTTGACCAACCCTAACTCCGTAAGCGATCCGGATACAATTATCCGCGAAATTGAACAGGCCATAAAAAGCAACGCGGGGTCATTAGTTGGGCTGTGGCTCCACACATTCAATCCCGATAGATCAGTTAACCGTCAGGGACAGATAAAACAGAACGACGGCGAAATCGTCATGGTCCAGTTGTACTCATGGTGGGATGGGTCTCCGACAAACATGGAGCCTCATAAAGTTGAAGATATATTGAATGGTGAAAAGACGAAATTGTATGCATCAAATCGACAAATGATCATCGGCAATTTGAAATACCTTGACCGACGCGGGGAGCTGGTCGGGACCATCGAGGAAAACTTGGCCGTTCACGACTTTTACAACAAAGCCACGGCATGACAGCCTTCCGCCTCCGCCCCTACCAGCAACAGGCCAAGGACGCCCTCTGGAACGCCCTGCGCATGGGCGAACCTACTCCGCTGGCGGTGCTGCCCACCGGCGCGGGGAAGTCCCCCGTCGTCGCCTCGATGTGCCTGGAAGCGGTGACCAAATGGCAGGGGCGCGTCCTGGTCCTGGTCCACGTCAAGGAGCTGGTTGCCCAGCTGGCGGAGACTATCCGCCGGTCCTGGCCTGATGCCTTCTGCCCGCTCGGCGTGCTGTCGGCCGGGCTCGGCTCCACGTCGGTGGATCGCATCACCGTCGCCGGCATCCAGACCGCGTTCCGCCGCTCGACGCAGATCGGCCCCCGCGACCTGGTCATCATCGACGAGGCGCACCTGATCCCGCCGGACGGCGACGGGATGTACCGGACCCTGCTGAACGAGCTGCGCATCATCAACCCCAAGCTGCGCGTGGTTGGCGTCACCGCAACGCCCTACCGCCTCGGCTTCGGCCGCATCGACGGAGCCGAGGCGATCTTCTCCAGCATCGTCCATTCCACCACGGTGCGCAGCCTGATGGACTGGCCGGCGGAAGAGGACGGGCCGTTCCTGTCGCGCATCGTCGGCAAGGACGGTGGAATTCCCGACCTGTCCGCCATCCACCACCGGGGCGGCGAGTTCGTTGCCACCGAGCTGGAAGCGGCGATGAGCGATGAGGCCAAGGTGTCGCTGGCGGTGCGCGAGGTACTGAAATACGGCGGCGGGCGAAGCGCCCTGCTGGTGTTCTGCTGTGGGGTCTCGCACGCGATGCTGGTCAGCTCCGCCCTCGCCGCGGCTGGGGTCGAGAACGCCGTCGTCACCGGCGAGACGCCGACCGCTGAGCGGGACGAGATCATCGCCCGGTACAAGGCGAAGGCGCTGCGCTGCCTGGTCAACGTCAACGTGCTGACCACCGGCTTCGACGCTCCGCACGTCGATATGGTTGTGCTGCTGCGGCCGACCGAGTCGCCCGGCTTGTACTACCAGATGGTCGGCCGCGGCTTCCGCATGGCGCCGGGCAAGACCGACTGCCTGGTGCTCGACCTCGCCGGCAACATCAGCCGGCACGGGCCGATCGATACCCTCAACGAGCGCATCCTCGCCCCGAGCGGCGACGGCGAAGCCCCAATGAAGACCTGCCCGCAGTGTGCCAGCCTGGTGCTCGCTGGGATGTCCACCTGCCAGGACTGCCAGTACGAGTTCAAGAAGCCATGCCCCTGGTGCGGCGAGTCGAACGCCTGGGCCGCCCAGACCTGCGCCGCGTGCGGCAAGCCGATGAAGAAGCAGGCCCGGCATGAGACCAAGGCGGCGGACGGCGATCCGATCAATGGCCAGGATGTCGAGCCGACCTGGTACGATGTCAACGAGGTGCAGTACTACGTCCATGAGAAGCGTGGCGCCCCGCCGGAACACCCCAAGACCCTGCGCGTCGACTACCTGCAGGGGATGTCCCGAGTCGCCTCGGAATGGGTCTGCGTCGAGCACGACAGCGGCAGCTTCGCCGGGCAGAAGGCAATGGCCTGGCTGGGCCAGCGCTTCATCGATCCGGTCATGCTGCGCTACAAGGACGGCAAGATGTTCATCGACAGCCCTGATGGGCTGTTCCCGCTGAACGCCCTGTCAGCGATGGACTGCGGCCGGCGCGGGGAGCTGCGGCAGCCACGCCGCATCGCAGTAAAGCCGGACGGGAAGTACCAGCGCATCACCTCCTACGAGCTGATGACCGATGCCGAGATGGCAGCCGAGACCGAGCAGACCACCGAGCCAGCGATGGCGACCGGCGGTCCAACCTGGATGTCCACAGCTACCGATGACGAGGTTCCGTTCTGATGTCCAGCTCCCCCAACGGTGCGGCCTCGATCCGCGCCGCCGCCATTCACTACGCCCGCTCCGGCATGAGGCCAATCCGGGTACGTGCCCGGGGGAAGGCACCCGTTGACCTCGACTGGTCGAACGTCGCCACCACCGACATGGACCAGGTCGCCGAGCGCTTCCAGGGATGGGACGGCAACATCGGCATCGCCATGGGGTCGGGGACGATCATCGACATCGAGGTCGACCCCTATCACGGCGGGGACGACGGCCTCCTCGCCCTGGAGATGAAGCTCGGGCCGCTACCCGACACCTGGTCCTTCCTGTCCGGCCGCGGCGGGCGGCACCTGCTGTTCAAGCACCCCGGCTTCAAGGTGCTGACCTGCGCCAACCTCGGCGCCGAGCTGTTAGGTCACGACACAGGAGTGGACTGCCGCGGCGACGGTGGCCAGAGTGTCGCCCCGCCGAGCATCCACGAGAACGGCAGTAGCTACCGCTGGACCAATCTGCACCCCGGCAGCATCGACCTAGCCGAGCTTCCGGACGGCTGGCGGGCCTACCTGCGCGAGCGCGCCGACCGGCCGGCGAAGCCGACCAGCGCACCAGGCACGACGCCACCACCCGTCGCCATCGGCCGGCATGATTGGGTGCTGGCGCAGACGCGGAAGCTCGCCCGCCTCGGCTTCTCGATCGAGACCATCGTGGCGGCGGTAGCAGCGGAGATGCCGCGTCAGTGCGACCTGAGCGACGGCCGGGCGGTCGACATCCCCGAGATCACCCGTGCCGCACGCGGCGCCGTCGCTGCCTGGTCGTCCAACGAAGTGAGCGAAGAGGCGCACGGCGCCGAGGTCGCGGCGGTGCTCATCGCCGAAGCTGAACAGGAGGCGGAAAATAGCCGTCAGATTATTCCGCAGAATTATTTCGCCCCACAAAACACCGCTCCAGCGGTGCACACCAACCGCCTGGCGGACCCCGGCGAGCTGCCCCGCGACCTCTGCGAGCTGCCCGGCCTGGGCGGGCTGTGGCTGCAGGCGATCGACCGGGCGAGCATCCTGCCGCAGCCCGAGCTGGCAGTTGGTGCGGTGCTGGCGGCGTGCGGAAGCCTGATCGGCCGGCGCCTCGCCCTCGGCCGCGGTCGGGCGAACCTCTACCTGTTCGGCATCGCTGAGACCGGCCACGGGAAGGACGCTGCGCGCGACATCGTGAAGCAGGTACTGCGCGAGGCGGCGCTGGATGGGCTGTACGAGGAGAAGATCAAGAGCGACAGCGGCATCGTCTCGGCGCTGGTCCAGGATCCGACCAAGCTGTTCCTGCTGGACGAGGCCGGCTATCTGATCGCCGCTGCGCACGCCACCGGGGCGAAGAACTTCCAAGCCGGCATCCTTGAGGTGCTGCTGCAGCTCTACACCAGCGCCCACACCATGTGGAAGGCGGGTGTCTATGCCGACCCCAAGAAGAACCCGACCATCGACCAGCCCCACGTCTGCATGTACGCCACCAGCACCCCGGGGAAGCTGTTTGGCGGCTTCACGACCGAAAGCCTGGACGGTGGCCTCCTCGGCCGCTGCTTGGCCGTCTGGGGCGCCACAGAGAAGCCCAGGCGGCGCCGGCCGGGCCCGGTCGCTCTCGATTCCCAGCTGATCGAAGGCGTGCGCGCCTGGGCCACCCAGGGGCCGCGGCAGGGCAGCCTGGCAAGCCGGAACATCGACCCTGACCAAGTCCCCATCGATGCCGATGCCCTGGAGCACTTCGACCAGGCGACCGACAGCCTGGACGACCTGGAGCGCGGCGAGCTGAAGGGCCAGCCGTCCAAGCCGCTATTCACCCGCGTCGTACAGACCGCCGAGCGCATCGCCCTGATCCGCGCCTGGTGCCGCGACCAGATCGAACCGCGCGTGATGCGCGAGGATGCCGACTGGGCGGTGCGCTTCGCGTTGCAATCAGCGCGGAGGATGGCATACCATGCGGGCGACCGGATCGCGGGAGATAACTCCCCCTTTGAGCGCGCCTATATGCGCGTGCTGGCGGTGATCCGAGCCGGCGGGAACGTTACCCGCAACGACCTGCGCAGGCAGGTCCGGCTCCCGGCGCGCTTCATTGATGAGATCATAGCTTCCGCCGTCGAGGCGGGGGAGATCGCCGAAGAGATCGCAACGCCCGACCCTGGCGACTACCAGGGCGGTCGAGCCATCACGATCTACAAGGCTCTCTCATGAGCCCGGCAGATACCGCCCATGTGCGCTATCTCGCCGTTGTGCGCTATCTGAGTGCGCATGTTATTGGCAAACAGAACGTTAGAGATACCGCCAGATATAGACCAAACCGCCATGGATACCTGTTTTTAGGGGTATCGTGTTTTTATGTGCGGTATCTGGCTGTATCTCTAAATATATATATTATATATAGTTATATATTCAGATACCGCACAGATATCGAGATACCGCACACCGGCACCTGTAATCACTTTCGGTCAGTAGGTGCAGCATGACGGCTCAGGTCCGCCGCGTCATGGGCACCAATCGCGGGGTCGTCTACCACCATTGCGGCGGACGAATGCAGCACCTGGAGACCTACCTGCTGTGTGGGCAGAACATGTCCGACTGGTGGTGCAATGCGTGCGCTGAGGCCGATGCCGTCGCTGGTGATGAAGACCACCCAATCGAAACAACCCAATCCACCACCAGGAGCGTCCAATGATTTCCAGTCCGTCCATATCCAGCCACGCAACACGCGCAGACCGCCGCGACATCCAGCGCGATCGCCTCGTGCAGATCAGGAGCCGCATCCTGGCGACGCTTGAAGACGCCGGCCGCGCCATGACGCCGGCCGAGATCGCCAGGCGCACCGGCTTGGGGGCCTGCGCCGTCAGCCTGTCGGCGAATCACTGGCGCAGGTACTTCGCAGTCGAGCTGGGCGACGACGGCAAGCGGATCAATACCATCGACAGACATCACCACCTGAAGAATGCGACCGCACCATGACCGCCCCAGAAGTGATCGTCGACGCCGGCATCCAGCAGAGGATTAAATACCACCACGAAGACAATCCCCTGCCGTGCCGGTGCGGTTGCGTATCAAAAAGGAAAATAAAAAAGATTGGCCGGTATTTTTTTGTTTGTAACGACTGCATGGAAAAACGAATCAGGTCAAACAACAAAAAATACGGTAAAATGGCCGAAAAAAAGTACCGGAAAACAAATAAGTTTAAAGAATCACGTAAGATTTCCAGGGCAAGAAAAGAAGGCGGCGCCGGTTACGCAGATCGAATCTTGCGATAGTGTTTTACATGACAGACCAGCCCAACCCCAACCCCGACGCCGCCCTGCTGGAGGCCGTCGCGCGCTTCACGCACGACCCGGCCGGCTACGTCCGCTTCGCCTATCCCTGGGGCGAACCGGGCGAGCTGGCGAACGAGCTCCCACGCACCTGGCAGATGGACATCGCCGACACGATCGGCAAGCACCTGCGCGACCCGGCGACGCGGCACCAGCCGCTGCGCGTCGCGGTCGCCTCGGGCCACGGCATCGGGAAATCGGCCCTGGTGTCCTGGCTCCTCGACTGGGGCCTAAGCACGCACCCCGACACCAAGATCGTGGTCACAGCCGGCACCTTCGACCAGCTGCGCACCAAGACCTGGCCGGAGGTCAGCAGGTGGCGCCGCCTGTCCATCACCGCGCCATGGTTCCGCTACGCCGCCACCAGCCTGCACAGCACCGACCCGCGGCACGAAACCACCTGGCGGGCCGACGCTCTGCCCTGGTCGGAGCACAACAGCGAGCCCTTCGCCGGCCTGCACAACAAGGGCAAGCGCCTGCTGATCATTTTCGACGAGGCCAGCGCCATCGGTGACAAGATATGGGAGGTCATCACCGGCGCCCTGACCGACGAGGGCACGGAGATCATCTGGCTGGCCTTCGGAAACTACACCCGCAACACCGGCCGCTTCCATGAGTGCTTCGGGAAGTACGGACACCGCTGGATCACCAGGCAGATCGACAGCCGCACCGTCGAGGGCACGAACAAGGCGCAGCTCGCGCGCGACGTGCAGGACTACGGCGGCGAAGACTCAGACCTCACCCGCATACGCATCAAGGGCCAAGCGCCCAGAGCAGGATCCATGCAGTTCATACCCTCCGACGTGGTCGAGCAGGCCACCAAGACCGAGCCCACCGCCAGCATCTACGACCCGCTCGTCATGGGCGTGGACGTGGCGCGCTTCGGCGACGACGAGAGCACCATCCGCTTCCGCCGCGGCCGGGACGCCAAGAGCATCAAGCCCATCTATCTGCGCGGGGTCGACACCATGACCCTGGCCGGCCGCGTCGCCGAGGCCAAGCGCGAGCACGGGGTCGACGCCATCTTCATCGACGAGACCGGCATCGGCGGCGCCGTGGTCGACCGCTGCCGCCAGCTCGGCCTGGAGGTCATCGGGGTAAACAACGGGGCCAAGAGCGACATCCCCGTCGAGGGCCAGCTGGTCGCCAACAAGGGCGCCGAGTGCTGGGCGCGCGGCCGGGAATGGCTGAAGACCGGCGGCAGCATCGAGGACGATCCGGCCCTGCGGCAGCAGCTGGAAGGCCGCGAGTACGGCTTCAACGCCCACAACGAGATCGTGCTGGAGCGCAAGGACGACATGAAGAAGCGCGGCCTGTCGAGCCCTGACCGGGCGGACGGCCACATGCTGACCTTCGCCTACCCGGTAGCGCCTCGCCGCAGGCCGGTCGACCTGGCACCAGGCCGCGAGCGACCCGCCGGCGAGTTCAATCCGTTCCGCGACGACGCCTAGCCGGCACCCGCCGGGGTGCCTTCAGAGAAAGCGCCGCGCGCCCATGCTGACCCGCATGGGCGTCGTCCTGTTCCAGCGTGAGCCGATCGGGTCCTTGTGGCCCGAGCTGCTGCCCCTCGCCCGGGACCACTGGCGCGAAGTCCGCTGGGACCAGGACAGCGAAGCCGACCTCGACCAGGCGAAGCTGACCGCTGCCGATGAGACCGGCGCGTTCTGCCTGTTCAGCGCCCGCCAGGATGGCGAGCTGATCGGCTATGCCGCCTTCTGGATCGCGCACCACCCGCAGAACGCCGGCAGCCTGGAGGCCAGCGCGGACGCGATCTACCTGCGCCCCGACCGGCGCATCGGCCGCAACGGCTTCGAGCTGATCAAGTTCGCCGAGCAGGCCCTGCGCGACATGGGCGCTCGGAAGATCTACATCGCCGTCCGCCACAAATCCCGCGACTTCGGCCCGGTGCTGGAGCGCCTGGGCTACCAGTCCACTGAAACGATCTACGCCAGGAAGCTGACTCCATGACCATCGACGACGGCACGGGCGTCACCATCACCTGCGCGGTCATCGCCGCCTTGGCCAGCGCCGTCGCTTGGTTGTGGAAGGCGATGGACAAGCGCTACCAGACCGAGCTGGCCAAGCGCGACAAGACCATCGACGACCTGGCCCAGCGCCTGCGGAAGCTGGAAGACGAGCGCATCCCGACCCATGAGGCGCATGCCGCCACCCTGAAGGCCCTGACCGATCGGGCCGACACCACCGAGAACCGCGTCGCCGACACCCTGACGGCCCTGGCCAAGTCCGTGCGCGAGATCGCCCAGAACGTGAACGCGCAGACCGAGGCCATCAAAGGCATCCGTTGCAAGACGTTCAACCAGGACGCCCTGCCCGATCCTCACCCAGCCGCCAAGGGCACCGACGCTGTCACCCGCAAGAATCAGAGCCACGGATGAGCCCGCGCGGTTGCGCCTCTGCTGTCGTCGCCTCGTTGCTGGCCTGGGCCGGCATCATCGCCGTGTGTGTTTGCCTTGCCGCCTGCGGCGACGTGCCGCCATCGCGTCCGCCAGTCGAGCCGCCGCCAGCCGCCAAGGAGGTCCAGACCCTACGCGAGCAGGAGCTGGCAGCCGAGAAGCGCGCCGCCGAGGCGACCGCCGCCGGCGACCAGAACGCCGCCGACTACAACCGCCGCCTGGCCGACGAGCTGGCCAAGGTGCGCGCCAAGTGGCAGCAGATCGAGGCCGACCAGCGCACCCAGCTCGCCAAGGACCAGACCGAGATCGAGGCCAGAGCGCAGGTCATCGCCGAGAAGCAGCAACTCGCCGCCGACATCCGCCGCGCCCGTATCGTCGCCGGCATCGGCCTGGCGCTGTGCGCCGTCGCTGCCGCCCTGGGAGCATGGTCGGGCCTCGGCCGCCTGGCCGTGCCCATCGCCGGATCCGCCGCCCTGGGCTGCCTGACCCTCGCCGGCTTCGCCGAGTCGATGCGGTCGGCCTGGTTCCTGCCCGTCATCCTGGGCGGCCTGGCCATCGCCATCGTGGCATGGGTCCGCATCTCCCGCGGCGATCGCGCCCTGGTCGACACCGCGAAGCTGGCCGACGCCCTGGAGACCAAGGCCGCGCTCGCCGTCCAGAAGGCCAAGACCTTCGGCAGCGAGTTGGACGACCGCGGCCATGCCGTCGCAGAGAAGGCCGCAGCCTGGGCCAGCCAGAAGGCCGCCGGCGTGCTCAAGCGCGTGGCCAAGGCCCGCGGCAAGACGCCCAAGACCACCAAGCCGAACACCTGAAGGGGATGCCATGGGAGATTCAGTCAGCAGCGCCACCAACGCGATCAAGGACGCCGCCAAGGACACGGCCGGCGCCGTGCGGAAGACATACCGCGGCGCCATCAACAAGGGCCTGCGCGAAGAGATCAACCGCGGCGCTGCTGTCGTCATGCCCACCGCCTACGCCGGCAACGCCGTGGGAATCGCTACCTACGAGTTCGGCGGCGACATTCAGGCCGGCATCAACCAAGCTGCCGGCGACCTCGGCATCGGACAGACCGTCGCGGTGCCAGATCCGAACGCCGGCCTTTCCGCTACGGCCCCAGCGGTCGCCGACCCGCAGCAGAAGCGCCGCCGCCAGATCGCCGGCCGCGCCGGCACGCTGCTGACCGGTGGCGGCACCGATGGCGGCGGCACCAACCTGGGCGGCGCCGGTGGCCGCTCCACCCTGCTGGGGCTGTGATGAACACCGGCGACATGCGCAAGCAGGACGACGCCCTGGTCGGCCGCCTGGAGACCGAGCGGCAGAGCTGGGACTCG